ATTGGGTTACCAGTGTGGAGGAGTGGAAAACTCATGGCTGAAAAAGACGATGATTGGGAAGACTTGGTGCTTGACGATCTGGAAGAAGAGAGTGAATTAAATTTCGGGGAGTCGGAAGCGCGTGAGGAAGAAGACGAAGAGCGGGACGAAGCATTTTATGCCAGCCGTCTTCAGTTGATTGAAGAAGTCGCGCGTCGGGTGAGGCAGGCTTAGTTTTTCTGAAGCGCGTTCGCTAGCACCGCACACCAGAAGTAAAGATCGCCGTCGGCCATGTTGGACCGGATTTTGTTAACGCGGTCGCAAACGAGTCGAATGTTACCGGGCACGTAGCCGATATCCGGGTCAATTCTGTCAATAGAAATATTGGTCCCGCGCCGTGAGCCGTGGTTCGATGACAGTCCTTCGTGCATCCATGTCATGGGCAGGTTGGACACGGCACATAGTCCCTGCTGTTCTTGAAATAGATTGCATAGAAAATCTAAGTCAACCCTTTCGTCAAATTCTATCTTGTAGCGCCGGACGCGTTGCCGCATGTCCCTGTGCCGTGAGGAGAGGTAGTTGCGAGGTGATTTGTAGACGGAGGTTTTATGACGTTCTGAGTCACAATCAATGCAAACGGGTTTCCCACCTTTATACGTGCCCGTACTGTGGTATCGCTCGCCAAAATATTTTTTAACTTTTCTTTTCTTGCAGATCTTGCAAGTAAGCCGATCCAACCGCCTGCCCCCACATGCGATTAATCTTGGGGGTCAGGTATACGTGATTACACTATGTTAAGCAAGGAGATAAACAAGAAAATTAGAAACAACGCGAGGTATCCCTGCCAACCCATTAATTTTTTTTCGGGTTCCGTAATGCGGTAAAGTTTTTTCGATGAATCTCCCTCCGCCGCAGGGGGCGCGGTTATGGACACGGTGGCGTTTTGCGGTTGTTCCCACGCTTCGTTGACTTCCGTTTCGGGGTTGTCCGCGATGAATCGTCCGTCTTTGCCACGGGCGCGGCGTTTTTTGTTAGCCATCAGGATTTTCCTCCTCAATAGGTCGGTAATAAATAACGTGTGCGCCGCAGTCGGAGCAGGTCAAGTTACTGGACATGTCAAAGAAGTCGTCGTCTTCCAAGTCATGGTCGCCGCCCCATATCAGTTTTCCACGACACCACCAACAAATGTCTCCGCTTGTACTCATGCAATGTCAACCTCTGCTGTGGTTTCAACCCACACCTGCGCGCCGCAAGGCAACGGTTTATCAGGAGAATAAACAACGGTGCTAGGCCCGTGGACCGTGACGCTGTGGCCATAGGTATTGCTTTTACCCTCTTTGACCGTAATCACTGGTTTTCTTTCGCCGGTTTTTTTGTTGCGGCGAATGACGTGTTGGTTTACGTGGATTCGTTTAATGGTCATTCCGGTTGCAACTTTGACCATTGTGAACAGGGGTCCGTGGCCCGTGACTTATGTAGCGTACAATACCACTTGCGTTTTGCTGTCGGTTTGGCGTGACGACAGGTCCGGCATTCGACGGATAGGGGAAGAGGTTGTTCACCGTCGGGCCAGCAGTGTGGCTTGTAGTTACAGTACTTGCACTCAAAGCAATCCGGGGTATCTGAGATGCGAGTAGTGGACGAGCCACGGACCACGGATATGGATTTACGCAACAGGTCCTTGAACCGTGGTTCATCGAAGGGGACATTCTGTGCGTGGTACACGGAGGTGTTTTTGTTGTACGCCACCATCCATGCGGATTTGAAGCCAGACAGCCCCATGAGGAGTTGCATCTGGTCGTAATAAATTGGGTGACTTTTTTCGATTCCCAAGTTTTTAAAGGTGCGCCATTTCTTTTCGTTCATCGACTTGATCTCAAGGATCTGCATCGATTCGCCGTTGTTAATGACGCCGTCGGCGTGGCCGCGTAGGTGTCCACCGAGGGCCGTGTACGTCCATTGCATCTGGGTCTTGGGGTTGACCTCCTGAACGTAGACGCCCGCCATCTTCAGGTCTTCGACAACCACTTCTTCCAAGTAATGTCCGAGGGCAAAGATCCGCACGACTGCGGGTGGTGGGGGATTTTGCGGGTAGCCGCGCAGGCTGTACTGAAGGAAAGCGTGGCAGGGATTGCCCACGTTGCTTGCGCCTATATAGCACCGCCGTTCGTTTTTGTAGGCTTTTGCTGTACCCATATCAATCGCGTCGATTAACTGCACGTATGCGCCTCATCTGCATTAGTTGGATAACTTAGCATACGAAAAGCGCCAGCGCAAAAAAAAGCCCCGCATTGCGCGGGGCCGGGTTAGTAGCATGTTCACTTTGGGAGTTTAACATTAACCCTAATCAAACGTTTTAGGAGTGACACGCATGAGAACATGTCACGCCCTCAAAGTAGCACTACGGTCGAACTATTTCAAGCACTTCTTTCGTGGCCTGATCGGCGGGTACAACAGACAGGTCGCATTGAATTGCCACTGGTTTTTGAAGGCGGTCGGCAGTTTGGTATGCCGCCTCCATGGCAATCTTCACGTCTTCGGAATCCATACCGAAATACCACTTTCCAGTTCTCTTATCAAACGTACCAGAAACCATGTCAGTTATTAAATTTCATTAGCATTCTTTTCTCGTTCCGCGTCTAGCTTGGTTTTGAGAAACTCATGCCAAATATGTAGTTTGTCAAAATCAGACCGGTCGATCTGATCGCCGCTCTCGTAAGCTTCTTCAAGCTTTCTTAGCGCCTTGTCAAACTCCGCCTGCATTGTTGTGAATCGACTCATATTGAAAAGCTCTTGGACGTAAGGTCTACGCCATTCTCCTTCTTAAACGAATCAACCTGCTCCGCAATGTATTCTTGATCGCCGTCTGACAGATTTGCCATCTTCCAGCCCTCATGAATGTAACGAAGCTGTCCACTAATTGTACGCCCTTCAACGCGAGCAATCACTACTAGCTCTTCATAAACGTCGCGCGGCAACAACACGGATTTCCATTTGGTAGTGTCCATTACACTTCTCCTAGTTTGGTATAAGAGAGTATACGGACGATCCTAGTCGGGATCAACCTCAGAAAACGTTTCTGCACGGACATCGTCATACATCTTAGTCAGGTCGGCAATCAGGTCCTGCAAGACATCTAGCTCGCAAACGTCAGGCAAAAGGACAAACCAACGGTCGTTTAAGACAATAAACCCTTCGCCGTCATATAGGTCATAATAAATGGTGCCTATCTTAGAGGCAGTTCTGATATCACCCATCACTAATATCCTCGCACTCGCCCCAGCTTGGGCCTACTTCTACATCACATTTATTCGGCACCTGTAATGGCACCGCGTTTTCCATGATTCGGGCAAGCTCCTTAGCTTGTTCCGGGCTGTCTACAGAAAAGGCCAGTTCGTCGTGAACCTGCAACATGGGAATAAAACCCGCTTCACAAACGTCTATCATCGCCTGCTTAGTCATGTCTGCGGCAGACGCCTGTATCAAACGGTTCAGAGCCTTGTACGTGTAGGCCCGACGCAAACTGGTCGTTGGCCCGTGGGTCGCGATTGCTTCTTCGCGGGGAAGAGCCTTATGCATTTCAAAACTGTTTGGCTCCCACAGATCAAAGCGGCACTTCCTGCCCCGTAATGAGCGGATACTGCCTGATGACCGTGGGTCGTTAAGCTTGTTTTGTACGCCCTTCATCAGCCCTTTCACGAATGGTACGCGCTTGTGATACTTCTGCGTTAACGCCTTGGCTTCGTCCACGGACAAATCTAGCTGGTCAGATAGCTTGTTGACGCCCATGCCGTACATCATGCCAAGGTTGATCACCTTAGCTTGCTTACGTGGGATACCTGCCATCTCGCTGACCATGCTGTGGAAGTCCATATCCGGGTTGTTACGGTAGCCGTCTACAAAGCTTTCTACGCCCTCCATGGGCATGTTCTTATAGTCGCCGTAGTTCTTGGCAAAGTGAACCAAAATCCGTGGCTCTTGTTGCGAGAAGTCTATGGCCGCCCACTGCTGTCCCTCTTCGGGTAGGAACAGCGAGCGGATCATGGGGCCTAGCTCTGGGTCGCGGGCCGGGATTTGTTGTAGGTTGGGCGAGTTCATGGAAATGCGGCCTGATACGGTGCCCCCGTCGTCTGACCGTAACTGATTAATATGACTGTGGATTCTTCCCTCATGGACATACTTCAGGATGCCGTCGATGAACGAGCCGCTAGTCTTGTTTAGGTTGCGGGCCTTGACGATATGCTTTGCAAGCTCATGGCTATGCTCGGACAAGAACGACTTGGTAAAGCTGGGCGCGTCCTTCTCCGTGCGAGGGTAGGGAATTTTTAATTTATCGAAAGCCTTGGCTATAGATTGTGCGGCCCAGATCTCTACGTCCATGCCTGCCAGCGATTTAATTTGTTTAATTGTTTCCTTTTCCTGCTTCATCAGGATTTGCTTAGTCCGTTCGGCGCGGTCGATGTCCACCCGAATGCCTTTCATGGTCATGTCCACAAGGCGGGGTAAGAGCGCAATCTCAAGCCGCCACACGTCCCAAAGCTCCTCGCGGTTCAGTAGGGTCTTGAAGTGGCTCCAAAGCTCCAGCGTAATCTCGGCGTCGGTTTCGGCATATGGCCCGACGTACATGGCGGGTAGCTTCCACATCTCCCCTTTCGGGTCTACGCCAAACTCTTTTGCGGCCTCTACCAATGTCTTTTCTGATTTGGTTTTGCCAAGGTGGTCATAGCAGAGGGCGTTAAGGCTGTAGCTGAATCGGTTTTCATCGATCAGGCTGGCGGTAATCATGGTGTCGATTACGCGGCCTTTAACCTCAAAGCCCTCCGCACGTATCCAGCCCAGATCGTACTGAGCGTTGTGCATGATCTTGTCAGCGGGGCACTCAAATACTTTTTTGAGCCATTTACTGACGATACGCTTGTCAAGGTTACCCCCGCCAGCATGGCCGACGGGGATGTAGCACTTCCAACCCGGCACTGCAATGGCATAGCCCACCACCTCACCATCTTTTGTGGGCCAACCGGGTCCTTTCTGTTTCAGGTTCGGGTCCCGTGTTTCCACGTCGATGGCGATTTCTTCGGCGTCAAAGATGTCGGGCAACTCCATTGGAGGAACCCAATCGCTCTTTGGCGGGAACATAGCCATTTGCAGTTTGCCGGTTGTCATTAGGCCACCTTACGCTCGCGCAAAATTGCTTTCTCAAAATAGTCACAAGCTCGGCACCACCAGCCCAC